TCGTGCTGGCGAAGTCGCCGGAAAATTCCTCGTGGGAAATGCCGATGGCTCGCGAGAAATGCCGCAAGAAGGATGCCTCGAAATTCGTACCCACGCCGCCTGGATCGCCCGCGTTCTGCAGGTTCAATTTCGTGCCCGGCAACAGGTGCGGCATTTTCACGCCATCGAGCGCGAGGTTCTTGCCCCCGCCCTGATAGTCCGAGGCCGCCGACAGGAACAGTTTCATGTAGTCAATCAGCGGTCCGGCGCCCAGTGGCGATCCAGTAGAGCTGGTGCCCATCTCCCCGAGCTGCGCATAGACGATGTCGCGGGGAAGCTCCGACTCGATCACCGCCGCGTAGGTGGCGTTGAGAATCGCGTTCTGCAAGACAACATCTTGGTATTTTTCCAGCATCCGCATTTCCCGCATGGCGATGACCAGGCGCGAGATGGCCCGCGTCTGCTCTGGCCGGCGAGTGTCCGCGTAGTACAGCATCATCTTGCGGCCCCACGGCTTCTCTGCCGGGATTTCCCGCCAAGTGTTGTTGTTCAAATCGCGGTAAGGCGAATTGGCATACGCCGTGCGCAACCAAATGGACTGGATCGCGCCGTGCCGGTTGATGACAATGCCATCGCGCAACAGGCTCGTATTATCCGTCCCGTTAGGATTGCTGATTCGATTGACGTCCACCAGCTTGAACGCGGTGCGATAGGGATTGCCCGCTTTCGGCAACCACTCGGAACTGTACAGCGTATCGCCTTGGCCAATATATGACCCCAGGCCGACGCGGATTAATTCTGTCGCAGTCATGCGCCTCGCGGCATCAACATAATGCGCGTGACTTTCCGCGTAAAGGTTCCACCTGGTTTCGACAAACTGCTTAAATTCCTTGGCCCACACTTCATCCAAGCCGAGGAATTTGAAATCAGGTTTCAGGTTCAATTTGAACCAAGCGCCGATCACCGAATCCTTGTAGGTTTCGACGCCGCCAGCCATATACCCGTTGTTCTTGATCTGGTCAAGTGAACGAGCATTCGCTGTCCGCTTAGACCGTTGAACCTCGACATCCGCCGTCAGGGTTGGCGCATTCCACAGCGCGGTATCCCGGTTAAGCGTGGCTGCACCATCGAGCCCGCCCCCTACTTGCTTCCGGCCGCTGAAAGGTGTGAGGGCTCTGCCGCTTGTCGGCGGCAGAGTCTCGATGACAGTCGGTGTGTTAGCCACTAGCGCTACCTCAGAGAATGGTTCGCATAGGGCCGAGGGGCGAAGCTGGCCCGCCCAACGCGGAGATTTGCTGTTGCAGAATCAGGATCAGCTTGGCCAATGCCAAAGCGTTGCCCGCTGTGAACTCAACGCGCTCCCCGTTCTGGTCCTGCACAACACGCGGTTGGCCCCCCATTGCAACGTTCGCCTGTGCCTCAAGCGCAGCGTCAAGTCGCGCCTGCAACGTCGCCAAGTCTTGCGCCATGCTTTGCCCCTGCTATGCCAGTGATCGGCCTAATGACGCGAGACTCTGCACGGTCTTGACTTCATTTGCAAGTTCCTTTACAGGCGTCGCATTGAGCACGACCAGCGCATTCTCGTTCCACGGCCTCGCCCAGACCGGCGCGTGGTCCCAATCCATTTGGTCCAAATGCAGGTGTACGCACTGGCCGATACCGTAATACAGCAAGTCCCATGCCTCGTTCCGCTTCTGGTTGACGTTGTCCCATCCCTTCGGCGTTTTTACCTCAACCGTCAGCTCTTGATAGAAGTAGTCCGGGAACCATGATGGCGTATAGACGCGCCCGCCTGGCTCTGTACGCATGAGCATATTCTGCGCCGAGTCTTTCAACACATTGGAGTTGAAAAACATGATTGGAATTTCGCCCCGCGCTTGCGCCAAACGATCCTTTCGTTGTGCGTCAGGTAATTCAATATGCACACGCGGATGATCCACCAACGGGTCGCCTTTGCACAGGAAAAACCGGCGATGCTTTCCTGCTTGTCGCAGACGCAGCCAGTACGCATACGCATTAGACGTCGTTCCTTTCTTGCCGCCCGAGTCACATACCGTCATCCAGATAGCCATGTGACCCTCTCCGTTCTCCAACGGATATACCTTGTCGATTACCTGCTCAGTAATTAAATCCCAATCTTCAGGGTGTGCGGCTGGGCGGGTTTCTTTTTTGTCCCCGTTTTCGTCAACGCGCTTGGACCGATCAATCTTGAATCGGTCAATGTATACGATGTCGTATTTAATGCCGATGTCTGAGGGCTGGACCCCAAAGACCTGCACTACCCAATGTCCGCCCTGCACGTCGATCTGCGCAAACAAGAACCGCACGCTCAGCGGAACCTCCCGCTTGGGCAAGTCGATGGCCTGCGACTGTAGGTCCTCTGGCGACGAGATGGTATCCAGCCCCTCTGGCGTATAGACCTCAGCCTGGTCCGTATTGGTCGTGGTCTTAAGGGCTTCTTGGCTTCCCGTGTTCTCGTAATCGCGTCGCGCCTCAATGTACTTGCTGACCAGCTGCGCCCACGTGGAAAATTTCGCTGCTGGCCCCTTGAGCCAGAACGACGCATTTTTACCGTTCCACTCTGGGCCAGACTTCTTGCCATTGACGACAGTCTGGCTTGGGTTGAGCCAGATGCCGGCGCCATTCATTTTGTCGCGCCAGTCGAATTCAATTTTCTTGTGGCACGCCGCGCAGATCATGTGCGCCGACTCCGACGCTTCAACGATATCGTTCGATGCACTCCAAATTAAATTGTTGAATGATCCTTCGAAATATTTGTTGCAGAAAGGGCAAGGCCAATAGAACCGACGCATGTCGCCACGGTTGTAGAGCGCCACGATGCCGCCGCACGGCGGGCCTTCATGTTTGTTCCGTTGTTTCCAGTGCGGGTCGAGCTGGTCACGTGATGGCGACGACTCGGCGACGATCTTGCCCGACGTGCGGAAGGTGCGGATACGCGCACGCGCCACGTCGAACACAGACCCCTCACCATCAACGTTGTCCACCATGCGGTCGTAATCGGTAATCACCACACGGGGTACCGGAATGCCTGACATCTCGTTGATCGACGGCCACGAAAGCTTCAGCAATACGCCGTTTTTGTAATGCTTGTCGAACACGTTGTCACTGCTGCGGCCGTACGCCAGCAACATATTGCGGATGTCCGGGGAATCTCGGTGCATGCGATCCACGCGGCGCGCAGAAAAGTCCTTCGCAGCCGACATCGACTTTTCGTACAAGACAAAGTCCATAGGGTCACACATGATTGTGTAGGCCATGAAATTCAGCGCCAAGCTCGCCGTCTTGGCTGACTGCGACGGCCCCAGGAAAATGACCCCCTCTTTCTCGCGGCTCGCGCACAAGTCCATCGGCTCGACCATGTACGGCACCATTGAATTCTGCCAAGGGCCGACATAGGAACCGACGTTATTCAGGCGTACATATTTCTCTGCCGCCTGCGAGACAGAAAGCCTTTCTGGCTGTTGAAGAACGAGGTCCGCGACGTCACAGATTATCGAGCCAAGCGTTAACGTCCTCTTCTTCTCCATCAACCGTATCTCCCGGTTGATCTTCATCTCGTGCAAGGGTTTGTTCGACATCATTGTTCACTTCCAAAGATTCAACGTGGTCCTGGGTGGCATCGTAATTCTGAAAGGCTTCCTTGATCTTCTCCCGCATCAACGCCAGCATCTTATCCATTTCGATCTGGATGGCCTTGCGGTGCTGATGTGTCAGTGTTGCGACACTTTCCAACTCATCAACAAAGAGCCGTGACGTACTGCGGACAATCTTCAGGATTTCCGAGAGCACTGCATAGACTTGTTCGGTAGACCAAAGAGCGCTGCGATCCTTGTAGTATTTAGTCCGCAGATTCAGTGCTGCCCAAAACTCCTTCTGGAATTTCGCCGGCAAGTCACTTGGCTTCAGCCGCCGAATGTAGTCCTCAAGGTTCCCGGTAGGCACCACAAGGTATGGAGCGGCGGTAGCGATGCGCCAGAATACGGCGCCGTGCCGATCCCCGTCCGGGTCAACATCCTTCAACAGTGCCTTGACTGTTTTCGGGTCGAGGTCGAATACCTCCCCCAGCCGGGTTGCGCTCATGCCGATTTCAATTTCATCGGCTGGACTCACCTGCATAACCATTATTTGATCCTCGTCAAAACAATCTCGATCTTCCGTTTCAATGCCTGCATAAGATCGGCTTGGCTCCGGTTCTTCCTGCCAAGCGCCCTCGCAATAGACTCGTCCACGGTGCCTTCTGCAATCAAACGATACATCATGACAGGACGTGTTTGCCCCTGACGCCAGATGCGCTTGATCGTCTGCAGATAATGCTCCAAGTTAACAGGTATGCCGTACCACACGACAATTCGACCACCGCTCTGCAGATTCAGCCCCCTGCCGATGGACTCCGGGTGCCCCACACCAATCTCAATCTCTCCCTTTTTCCACTGTGCCACGCTGTCACTGCCAGACTTCAGATGCACTGCGCGATCTGGATAACGCTCAAGAATGCGCTGCAGGTCCGAGCGGTGCTGATAAATGACTAACACGTTCTCGCCAAGTGCCCCGTCAATGATGGCATCCAGGGCTTCGAGTTTCAGACTATGCACCGCGTGCGGCTTCTTCTCCGCGTCGTATATTGTGCCATCAGCAAATTGTGTCAACTTGGCGTACAGCGCCGACGCATTAACCGCTGTGATTTCCTTGGCCAGACCCGGTATAGATAAAACCGACTTCTCTTCAAACGTGTAGTATTTCTTTTTCAACGCATCGCTGAATTTGATCCTAATGTCCTTCACGATCAACGGCGGGAGTTTCTGGTAGTCCTCAGCCAACAGGGTGAAGCATATATCGCGAAGTCGGGCATGAATCTGCGCGGGCGCGCCAGTATTGGGCTCGATTTTGTCCGTGAACGGGTTTTTGTGAAACCACCGACGATAAAAAGCGCCGAGAGTCTTCCCTAGCCGCCGTCCGCCGTCCAGTAGGAACAGCTGTGCCCACAGCTGATACAGACCATTGGGTGACGGCGTGCCGGTCAATTCAATCACACGATCACACCGGGCAATCAATAGCTCTACCGCTTGCCAACGACGGGTCGCTTGATTCCGTACCCCCTGGCTTTCATCAAGAACCGCCATGTCGAACTTGGGGTAACGGGCCTTCTTTATGATGAGATGCGCGCGATCATAGGAGCAGAGATAGACGTCTATACCCTCCAAGTCCAGCTTCCTGTGGATTTCATTCTCTGTTCCATTGAGCACGACAAACCGCAGATCACGCGTGTACGCCCATTTCTGCAGCTCCTCCGGCCAAGTGTCCTCGACTACCGCCTTCGGACCAAACACAATCACTGAATCACACTCAAAAGACCGAAGCGCATCGACTATAACGGCGGATGCTGGCCGTGTTTTCCCCAGCCCCATCTCCATGAACAGTGCACACTTCTTCCTATCCCGAGCGAAGTTGTACGCAGCCCACTGATAATCGTGCGGTGGCTTGTCAGTATCCTCTCCGGGGACGATCACAAGAAGATGACCTCTGCGGCTTTGGCATCAATATGGTCCACAACGTAAACCCGCATGCCTCCTTTACCTCGCAAAATCTCGTGCTCTTTGGCCTGCTGTGCAGTCGGCTGCTTGCCCCGCCGTTTGTACTCAATCATGAAACACACTCCATCCCGGAAATAGATGCGATCCGGTACACCGTTATGCACGCTCTTGAACTTGCGCACTACCCATCCGTTGGCCTCCGCAACCTTGTTCCACGCGGCCTCAACCTTCTTCTCAAGTGGATCACTGCCGTCGATCTTGGCAATGAACCGCTTTGTTTTTTCTGCTAGTTGTTTCTCGTTCATTCGTCACTTCTTGTAATACGGAGAGTAAAAGCCTGCAGCCCCCAACACGATGCCCTTGTGCCAATCCGGCTTATGACTCATGCAATCAATGAGTAAACCGAGAGCCCTTTTCTCCGCCTGCTTTTTCACGAGGGTAATCAATTCATCGTGCACCGAACCGACGACAATAAATCCCTTCTTCGCTGCCAACATCATGCCTTCAGCCAGGATGTCTCTTGCCCATCCCTGACATGCGTTTTCAATGAACTTGCCGCCCCACGTATCGACACGAGTCCACCGCTTATTTTCGTCGTAGCCCTCATACGAGAGCACCGTCTTGGAATATTTACGGCCGCTCTTCGATACCTTTTCCTCGACCCGCAGTTTCGGACGCAAGTAATAGAGGTACCGACCAGAGGGCAATTCCATGCGCAGGAACGGTCCCTTGACGTCAAACCAGATATCCAACGGGTAGGAGTCGTAGTCCCCCGTTTTAGGATGCTTGGCGACCGCACGGCACCGCTTCTTGGTCCTCGTCGCGCGCACTGCCGCGTCTTCAAGCGCGTACCAGGTATTCGGGACCTCGACGTATTTGGAGCGGAATACGTCTGTTGCATGTTGTGCCTGCTCTTGCGTCAGGGTCACGCCCATGCCTTTCGCGTAGCCAATCAGCCCGTAATATTCTTCAAGCGGGTATTCCCCCTTCTTGCCCCCAGCGCCCAAGCCAAAACCAGAGCCCAGCACAGGTGGTTTGCACCACTGCCGCTCGTCATCGGTAATCGCGTCGTACAGCTTGTGGAGCAGGTCAACACCAAAGGTCCGATAAAGATCGCGGCCGGCTTCAAACGTCGCGACGATCTTCTGACACTTCGATATTTCTCCCAGCCCCCGCGACTCGATGGAGCCAAGGTCCGCGCAGACGACGGAATAGCCGTCTGGCGCCTTCACTGCCGTTCGCACGCATGCGACCAAGGCTTCGGCCGGGTCACCGTAGAGGATTTCAATGGAGTCCTCGTCACCGTCAAGGATGAGTTGGCGAACTTCCGCAAGATGCTCTTTCCATTTGTGTGCGAAGCGGGACGGCAAGTTCTGGAACTGCGGCTTGCGTCCAGCCCACCGCAACGTCCGCTGCGCGCCCCCGTATTGATAACAGAAACACATCCAGCCGTTGACCTGGATGTCCAGCATTTGTTTGTATTTATTGAGTGATGTCTTCGACACGTATTGCCAGATATCCAGAACCGCGTAGGTCTTTTCATCCAGCTTGAAATCCTGCAGGGCCGCGCGAACGGATTCCTTTTTCATGTTCTGAAACGGGTACGTGCCCTGCTTTTTAAGCCAGGGCAGAACTTGCTGCCAGGCGCCAGGGTTAGATAGACCTGTTATTTCCGCAATCCGGCCTAGCTTTTTCTTCTTGATCCGCTGCACCATTGCCCATGCTGCCCGCACGAAATCGAGGTCAACTGGCATGCCTCGCTCATTGATCTTTTGGTCGAGCAGCCACACTTCGCGTTCACGCGCCGGGACGTCGTAAATCCTCATTTTGTTGTAAGCCATGCGTTCGGCTACAACGTCCTGAATGTTGTACTCGCAGAACACTGCCCAGTCTTCTGGGTAGGTGTTTCGCGTCTCATATTTGTGTGGCTTCTTTTCCGTCACCCGCGACTTGGGGCGCGGCTTGCAAAATAAAGTGATGAGTTTCTTGCCCCGCGCATCCTTTTCCGCGCCTTTAATGCCTATGCACTTGCTCAACGTTTTCAAGTCACCGGGTAGCGCGAGCTGATACGCCATGACCATCGTATCTTCCCACTGCTCGATGTCGGTCTTCATGCCGAGCACGTGTTCGAAGATGAGTTTTTCAAATTGACAATTATGCGCGACCTTGATTGCCCCCTTGTCCGTCACGACCCGATAGACGTCCGGCGCGTGCGCATAGAGGTAAGCGGCCCACCCTTGTTCCGGCTTCTCATCGGGAAACACCAGCTGCTCGACCGGACTGTCATCGAACGCCCACCCCAGCATGAGGGGTCGCGTCGAAGGGTCGCGTGCGTAACGCAGCGCGCCGTGAACCTTCAGATCACAGTCCGATGCCGTTTCCCAGTCCATGTGAAGCTTTGTCATTTAGCCGTCCAGACGTCTATACGCTCAGAAAAAAGGCCGCGCCCGAACGAATCGGTACGCGGCCAGTTGTGTTGCCAAAACCAACACGGGAAGCTGCTTACGCAGCGACCCTAGCTTGGCCGCCCCCTCCGACCGCTGTCAAACCTCAGAGTTCGAGTTCCGGCTCCTCAGCAAACGCAGAGTCCGACAGGTCTTCGCCGTTGGCCTCATCCGGGAAGTCATCCGAGATGTTGTCCATCGCGTCTTCCGGCGCCGGACCCGCCCCATCACCAAACGCATCGTCGTCTTTCACGAACTGCACGGTCAGCAGATTCATGTTGACGCG